GCTCAGTCATGTAAGCAAGGTAGTTATTAAACGACCCAAACATTTCTTGTAGTCTGTTTACGTCATCACCTTCAAAGTAATCACGCAACTCATCTACAGTTAATTGTTGTACTTCACCAGTTTGACCATATAAATAGTCAAGCTGTGCGTCTCCTTTTTCACGCCCTTCAACAAAGGTAAAGGTCATCTCAGCAGGAGTCTCTGGCTCATCCTTAACGTCCTGCATAGGCTTAATGCCGCCTGTCTCAGGAGCAGGAGCTGGAGCATCAGTACCAGTCTCTTCTGTTACACCACCAACAGGACCGCCATTAGGATCAAAACCGCCAGTTTCTCCAGCAGGCGTTTTGTTAGGATCAGTAGTAGGAGTACCAATAGGTAATGTCTGAGTAGGTGCAGTAGTTTTAGTAGTAGGCGCAGGCTTAGTCAGCATCCCTTCGGCTCTTTCGGCGCTTACAGGAATGTACCCGACAGGAGTATGCTCAACAAGCTGTCCGTTTATTTCTAAAATATCACCGTACGCCATATTACTTCTTCCAGTTAGCCAGGCCGCGAAGGCCAAACGATGCCGCTACAGCCGCACCCAAGAAACCTTTGTACCACTCAGGCATAGCGTTGAGCGCTTCAAAGCCCGACATTACTACAGGGACCATGCTAGGAAAGAACGCAAGAATACATGGGATTGAAAACAGAATAGTAAACCACTCGTCTTTCCATGAGTTAGCCGCATTGTTTGCATGGATGTTTTCCCAGTTAGCGTCTTGCTGTATAGCTACCATCTTAGCTTCATGGACAGCTTTTTTCTCTTCGGACTTACGTTCAAAGTGTCCTGTGACTAACGATGCTAATGGTCCAATAAGCTGTTGTATCATTCTGTATCCTGCTCCCATAGAGCTTCGATAGTTCCAATACGTATTGTTAACTCGTGAACTTCTTCTTCTATCTGACGTAAGCCAATAACATCAATCTGAATGCTTTCAATCATCATGTCTTGTCTAGCATCATCAGGTAGTGATCCAAGTTCTCCGCGAGGCCATAGGATACGAAACTCAGTGTTACGCTCTATTTCCAACTGTGATTTGTCAAAAGAATGTTCAATAGTGTTAAGACGCTCTTGGATACCAAAGTAAGCCATAGTAGCAATCGACGTAGCCGCAACCATAGCAATCAGGTTACGAATAGGGATTGTTACATTTGTTGACTCATTAATATCCATAACTACCTAGCAAACTCTAGGATAGCAACAGCAACAACTATGATTACAGAGATAGACGCAAACCCACCTTGCATCATCTTCTCCAGCCTATCAAAGCGTCTGTTATGCTCATCAAGCTGTAGCTGGATCATTTGATACCGTAAGGCACACTCAGCTTCATGTTTGTCTAAACGTGCTAATGCGTCATCTACAGAATTCATACCAACTTCCTTTTATTAGTTTACCAAGGAACGCCAGCCGCAGTGACAGGGTTCTTCTCTGCTTCAATCTTAGCCGCTAGAGCCGCCTCAGTTGCTTCCTGATCGACAGTCTCCCATACCCAGCCTAAGACTATCTCTTCGGTTAGATCGTCGTAGGGGACGTAATCAGGGTCTGTAGGGTCTGGCGTGAAACCTACAGTACCGTATGCAGAGGCAGAGAATGTTTCTTCACCTACAGTCTCAGACTCACTGACACGCCAGTGTGCTACTACTACTGCACCGTCCATGTCTGCTGGTTGTAAGTCTCTTTCTAGTGTTGCGATTGTCCATGTAGCCATTAGTTTTCTCCTAGTTAGATAGCGGCGATGATAAAGGCAAGTAGTTCAGAGTAACGCACACCCATTCGTGTACGCTCTTCACCAGTTTCTTCATCAGTCCAAGTTGTTGAAATAAACATTGCGTAGCGTCCAGCGTCCAAGCCTTCAGCAGTAAATGCATCTTGAAGATCTTGAGCAATAATGCCGAAGTGAATACGCGCATCATCACCCTTGTCTGCTACTGATGACTTCCAACGGAACTTACGAAGCAATCCCTTACACGCTACAGCTACACGTTGCTCTGCGTCAGACAGTGCTTCAATGTCTTGCTTTTCGTTGCGGTCAGATGTTTGGATGGTGCTGTTAGTAGCATAAATATCATCAAAACGCGCCGACGCCGCTCCTAAATCTGTCGTGTCATCTGAGCTTGTTCCAGTTGAAGTAGCTGGACGAATTGAAGCATTGTCAAAGCGCAGACCAGAGCCGCTTCCATAAGAGCCGTGGATGTAAAAACGGGAAAGATTAGCACCAATACTACCGACTACTGTGCCGTCTTTGGTGAAGTTGAGCAACGAACCGTCAGATGTTTTGCGGTAAAGCTCTAGTGGCGTATCGCCATCTCTTGTAAATACATTGTAGCCATTAGCACGAAGCTCTTGTCCTACAACAGAAGAACCTGCGGAAGTCTTCCCAACCAACAAGTTGCCGCTTGCATCGATGCGCATGGCATTTGCGAAACCAGCAGACTTAAATTGTATGTGGCCTGTTGTATTAGCAGAGCCTAGACCAATTTCCATGTTAGAGCCGTTAACTAGCTCCAGCATACGAGTCGTGTTGTTAGACTGATCTATTAAGGTTGCTTGTACGCCAGCGTTGTCATATAGGCTAAGTTCACCGCCATTTTCGTTGTAGCTAAATTTATGCGAAAGTGAGCCAGCATTTGCTTTTATCTCAACGTTGCCACTAGAGTCGATGCGCATGCGTTCTGAGCTTGCGTTTGCGTCAGTAATTGTAAGACTACCGTCTGTAGTGCTTAAAATGTCATAAGCACGTCCTGACCCTCCAGCAACCTGTAGTCTTGCACCTGTATTTACACCACTGGTTCTTAGATGTAGCTTTTGTGCAGGAGTATCTTCTCCAATACCCAAAGACTCCGCAGACGCATCCCAGAACAACTTAGCCGTTGTGCCAGTGTCTTCGTAGAAGCTGATGTCTCCTGTGCCATCTATTCTCATGCGGTCTTTAAGAGCCACATCTGCAACAGACGTTTGGAAAATCATGTTAGGAATTGGAAGGGCATTTGTTCCAGAACTTTCTGAGTAAATTCTAGCCATTACCGCTGGGCCGCTTCCTGACGTGTCTTCGGTGTACCAATCAATACCGCCTAAGTCTTCACCTCCAGACCAAGTGACTGCTGGGCTGTCTAGCCTAAGAATAGGAACAGAATCAGAAATGTTGACATCACCACTAACAGCCAAACCATCAGCCGTCACAGTACCGGACACGTCGATGCCTGTAGAGGTAAGTTTTAAAATCTGTGAAGGAGTGACGCCACCGACTTTAAAATTCATCTCAGGCGAAGTCGCACCATATCCCGCTTCAATTGTTCCGTATAGTGTGCTAGCTGTGTGAAAATCTATTCCTACACGGTTGTTGGCTCCTGCGGTATTGTTGTATAGCTTCAACGCCTTAGTAACACCTGACGCTGTCTTGTCTAAACTCAGTGACTCATCACTAGCCGACCATTGGAACTTCGCAGTCGTGCCCGTGTCCTCAAAAAAGCTGATATCGCCTGTATCTCTAGCAACAGATAATCTTTTTGTCACTGCTGTTTGATTACCCGAAAGAACATTTAAAGTATTGTTGCTTCCATCAAGGTCTATACTAAAACCATAGTTATTTGCAGAGCCAAAAGAACCTCCAGCAGAGCCTTCAAGCAAATCAATACTTGCTGTTTCGGCTACGTTTAAGGCATCAGTACGAGAAACAATAAACCTAGCCGCCGCACCTGTTTCTTCAATACGTCCTTCACCATCGACAGTCAAACCATCAGCCGTCACAGTACCCGTTACGTCGATGCCTGTGGAGCTGGTGGCTAGTTTGGCTACGTCTGCTCTGTACAGTGTAACGCCAGTGGTGGCATTAAAACGAGCGGCGTTGGCTGTCCCGTCTTCTGATTGCACAAAAAGATCATCTGAGCGCAACAAAAGATTATTGCCGCTGATTCGTAAGTCACCTGTACCGTTTTCAGTGATAAAGCTAGTCGCACCTGAGTGATAAATCTGTAGGTCAGGGCCAGCACCGAAGAGTGCCTTGTCGTTGTCACCAAACGCAACATCAGTACCACCAGTAGCGTTACCGTTAGCAAGGACTTCAGCGAGTGTGTCTGACGTAGCAACCTGAGAATCTACATAGGACTTGATCGACTGCTGTGTAGCCAATGCCGTAGCACTGTTGCTAGACATGTTGTCTTGGTCAAGGATGTCAGTAACTGTGACTGCACCTGTACCTGACAGACCGTCAAACTCTACAGTTCCGTTGACAGTAGCACCGGCAAAGGTTGGTGAGTCTGTAGTAGCAACGCCTTGGTTCAGAGCTTTGACAGAGGCTTCGCTAGTCAACTCAGAGTCCATCAACGCACCAGCGGCTGTGACGTTAGCTGTGTCTGTGACGTCTGCTGAGGCTTCAATGCCGTCCAGTTTAGTTCCGTCAGTTGCTACGTCGCGTCCATCAAAGGTGCTGTTAGTAGTAATGGCACCGGTCATTGCTCCGCCAGTCTTAGGCAGTGCGTTGTCAGCAGTAGTGCCTTGTGCGGCAGTAGCGTAGTCAGCAGAGTCAAAAGCTTTAACTTGTGCTAAGTTAGTAACCTCTGAGTCCATCAAGGCACCAGCGGCAGTAACATTAGTAGTATCCGTTACGTCTGCATTGGTTTCTACTGTGTCTAGCTTAGTACCGTCTGCGGCTACGTCTCGACCGTCTACAGTACCGCCTACAGTGACATTACCTGTAGAAGTAACAGCGGCGAATGTAGGGCTATCAGTGGTAGCAACACCTTGGTTTAACGCCTTAACAGCAGTGATGTTAGTTAACTCACTGTCCATTACAGCGCCAGCGGCAGTTACGTTAGCTGTGTCAGTAACGTCTGCGCTAGTTTCAATGGTGTCTAATTTAGTGCCATCAGCGGCGATGTCACGGCCATCTACAGTGCCTGTGACTGTGATGTTGCCGGTAAAAGAGGGATTTTCTATGTTTGACTTTGAGTTTACCGCTGTTTGAATGTTGTCAAACTCTGTACCAAATTCAGCGCCTCGAATGATTTTACCTGAGTCGCCTGACGGTAAGGAATCTTTTGATGTAAAGTCAGTAGTCTTTGTATAGTCAGTCATGGCTTAACGCTCTCAGTAAAGTAGTCGTAGGTTTTGAAGAAATAAAATGAGGGTACTAACTGTTGCCAGCTTTCCCCTCAGAACTACTTACGCGTCGTAGACAGCAAGTACAAGACCAGCTTCTGGACGGTATACCTGAACACCGTAGAGAGTGTCAGCAGTGTACAGCGTTGAGAGGTACTCTTGCTTGTACTGAGTCTGTGAACGTACAGTCATCTGCTCTGCGTGTACAAGAGCGTCCTTCTGCATCATGATACAGCCACGTACATTAGACTGGAGTGTTGGGCAGTTAGATGAAACGTAAACGTCTACGCCATACAAGTTGCCAATAAGACCAGTGTTAACAGTCTGTCCTGATACGAAGTCAGAAGACGAGAATCGCTCTGTACCCATGATGGTGTTACGTACTACTGGAGGAACGATAATGCAACGTCCGTCCATTGGTACGTCAGCATCGTCCAACAACTGAATAGCTTGACGGAAGCCAGCATCGCTAAAGACGTCACCAGCAGCTACGCTGTGTCCACCAGCAGCATCAAACAAACTTAATGGAGTACCACCTGTTGCTGCGGCATCAAAGAAGTATGAGTTACTGTTTTCCCAGTCAGCACCAGTAGGAGCAGCAAGATCCATAGTTCCGTTACCGAAACCAGTAGCAGCGTTCATAAGGTCAGTATCAACCTTAAGAGCCAGCTGATAACCAGCATCTTCAGTGTAGAACTGACGGAGGCTGTTAAGCGCCTGTACTTCTACAATGTCTTCGATGAAACGTGAGTACTCGAAGTGACGATTAACAGAAACCTGCAATTCGCCTTCTACGTTTGCTTGGATGTTGACAGCAGTGTCAGCAACCTTAGCAGAAGCAGCACCACGGATAGGCTTAGGAATGTGAATTACATCACCCTTCTTGCCTGTCATTGGAAGCTTCTTGACCAGAGGAGCCATCTTCAGGTTCTTCTGATAGGCAGCAATTACTTCGTCACTCCAGATTTCTGGAATAAAAGTAGCAGCTGCTGTTTTGTTGACGATACTTCCACCGCCAACCGTACCGGGATAAGTTTGAGTAGCCATTGTAATCTCCTAGATTATTTTACTCGACCCTCCGCATAAGCTGCCATAATCTCATCGGCTAATGCTGTATAACGGTCCGGGTCTGTTCTCATAAGTTTAATAATATCGGCCCGACGATACACTTTCTTCCTTGTCCCTTGGCTACTGCCTCGTGCATTACCTGTACTAGCTGCCTTCAGTGTTTGCTTCCGTGCCTGTTTTTCAACAT